ACTGGTCACCACTTGAGATGACATCTGCGTGTATTGAGATTGAAACAACAAGAGATATTGCCCGTCAGATTCTTCGTCATAGAAGTTTCTCTTTTCAAGAGTTTAGTCAACGATATGCGGATCCTACGCAGGATTTAGATTTTGTTATTCGTGATGCACGTCTACAAGATACTAAAAATCGTCAAAACTCTGTCGATCTAGATTTGCAGAATGATGAACAACGACAGATTGCATATCAATGGCAAAATTTACAGCGAGATCTTATAAATAAAACCCGGGATGTATATTCTTGGGCAATCTCTAAAGGTATTGCTAAAGAACAAGCACGAGCAGTGCTTCCTGAAGGATTAACAGTCAGTAGACTTTATATGAATGGTACCTTAAGAAGTTGGATCCACTATATAATGCTACGAGCTGGCAATGGAACTCAGAAAGAACATGCTGAGATTGCTCTAGCTTGCGCGGAAGTGATTGCAGAAATATTCCCAATGACTAAGGATTTGATAAATGAACAGTTATGATGATGTAAGAAGTTTTATGCGTGCTGGAGATCAGCAAGTACATAATACTCCTAGTGTTTCAGATGATAGAGTTGCCCAAGGCACTCTTTATATGAAGTTGGTTAAAGAAGAGTTTGAAGAACTGATGCGAGCATGGGGCGACAAAGACCTTGTTGAAGTTGCAGATGCATGCGCAGATCTAAAATGGGTTATTGAAGGCTTAGAACATTCATTGGGCATTCCGCAACAAGCAGTTTGGGATGAAGTTGCGCGATCTAATATGTCTAAGTTAGTTGATGGTAAGTTGATCAAAAGGGAAGATGGTAAGGTATTAAAGCCTGATACATTTATTCCACCAAACATTAAAAAAGTTCTAGAATCTTAAATGTGGTATCTATCTCTATTACCTAGTATTGTCTTTCATGCTATATTGGCAGCAGGATTGCTGTTTATATTTGTTAGCATGGTACTTAAAGTAGTTCCATTCGTAAGTACATACTATATTCCTATTCGAATTGTAGGGTTTGTGCTTTTTGTACTTGGTGTATACTTTGAAGGCGGCCTGGGAATTCAAGCGGCAATGATGGAACGAGTAAAAGAGATGGAAGCAAAAGTTGCTGCAGCTGAAGCTGAAAGCAAAAAAGAAAACATTAAGATACAAGAAAAAATAGTATATAAGCAAAAGATAGTTCGTGAAAAAGGTGCAGAAGTTATAAAGTACATAGATAGAGAAATTGTCAAATATGATACTAAATTTGCACCTGGTGGTATTTGTGAACTTCCTAAGGAATTTTTTATATCTCACAATGAAGCAGCTAAGGAGCGTAGATGAAATTATACACTACACTTTTATTGCTTATACTATTGACGGGATGTTCAACAACGGTTCCTGTTGTTGCAAAATTTCCAGAAGTTCCTAAAGTATTGATGTCAAAATGTCCTAATCTACAAGAACTTAGTATGGATGCAAAACTAAGTGATGTAGCAAAAACAATTACGATAAATTATAGTTCATACTACGAATGCGCAGTTAAAATGGACGCATGGATAGAATGGTATAGCGTACAAAAAATAATATATGAAGGAATAAAATGAAAAAGTTATTAGTATTATTAAGTATTACTTTGCTTGCAGGATGTAGTACTGTAAGTAATTTACAAAAGTATTGGCCACGACCACACGACCCAATTATGTTTGGGTATTTAGTTAGTGCAGATATTGAAATTAATAAAGTTGATTGTGAGAAAAGTAATTGGTCAAATGTAATTGCATACACAGAACATTTGACAAAATATACAGAATGGCGAAATGATCCACAGAAAGATAATATTAAAGGATTACATAGTCACGCAATAAAGATGAATAGCGGTGCAAGTAAAACCTTTTGTGAATTAGGTAAAAAGACAGCAACACAAAGAATAAACGCAACAAAAACCGCATGGGAGAATCGATAATGCATCCGTTAGAACAAGAAATACAATCAATCGTTGAAGCATGTCAAACAGGCAGTATTAGTATTGAAGAACGAGATTATTTGTTACAAGAAATAAGAGATGTTAGAGTAGCACAGGAATGTGCTGGAGATGAAAAAGCAATAAGATATGTAGTACAGATTTGCAACGCTGCGCTATCGGTAGTTTAAAATAAAAATTGGAGTAAAGATGACGCAAGAAATTGTGCATGGGATAAAAGTCGATTATACTAGAGATAATCTATTTGATGAGTTAGGTCTAAAAAGATTAAAAGAAAGTTATATGAAGGAGGACGAGGTCTCGCCGCAAGAAAGGTTCGCATATGTTTCAAAGACGTTCGGGTCTAATGCGGAACATTCGCAAAGACTTTATGAATATAGCAGTAGACATTGGTTGTCATATTCTACTCCTATTCTCAGCTTTGGGCGTAGTAAGCGTGGCCTTCCTATATCATGTTTCTTACCTTATCTACATGATAGCGCAGAAGGTTTGGTCGATTGTCTTGCCGAAGTAAACTGGTTGTCCATGATGGGCGGAGGAGTTGGAATTGGAATTGGAATTCGTTCTTCAGATGATAAAAGTGTTGGGGTTATGCCTCATCTTCGTACTTATGACGCTAGCAGTCTGGCATACAGACAGGGGCGGACGAGGAGGGGGTCTTATGCTGCTTATCTTAATATATCTCATCCCGATATTCTTATCTTTTTAGAGATGAGAAAGCCAACAGGCGATCCCAATATGCGTTGCCTGAATCTACATCACGGTATTAATATTACTGATGACTTTATGCATCTAATTGAGCGTGCAATGATTGACCCAGAGTTAGATGATACTTGGGAATTAAAAGACCCCCACAATGGTGAAGTTAGAGACAAAGTATCAGCAAGAGAATTGTGGCAACGTATTTTAGATATGCGTATGCAAACAGGCGAACCTTATCTACATTTTATTGATACTAGTAATAAGGCAATGCCTGAGTTCCAAAAGAAATTGGGACTAAGTATCAAACAATCTAATTTGTGCAGTGAAATTATTTTACCAACGGATAAAGATCGTACTGCGGTATGTTGTTTATCCTCTTTGAACTTGGAGTATTATGATGATTGGAAAGATGACAAACTTTTTCTTCGGGACGTTGCAGAGATGCTCGATAACGTCTTGCAGTATTTCATTGATAATGCTCCTGACAGCATATCGAGAGCACGATTTAGCGCTAGCCGCGAACGGTCTATTGGTATTGGTGCTCTCGGTTGGCATGCTCTTCTACAAAAGAACAACATCCCGTGGGAATCAGCATCAGCAACAGGATTAAATCATAAGATATTTGGACACATTCGCAAGGAACTAGATAATGCAAATATTCAATTGGGTACCGAAAGAGGCGAAGCACCCGATGCGACAGGTACTGGACGCCGCTTCTCTCATATGCTTGCTGTTGCTCCAAACGCTTCTTCTTCTATTATTATGGGTAACACTTCCCCTTCTATTGAGCCCTTACGTGCGAACGCGTATAGACAAGATACTCTTAGCGGTTCTTCGTTGAATAAAAACAAATGGCTTAATGCAGTTATTGAGAAACATCTTGCAGGTGATGGAGAGGTAGTATCACAAAATGACTACAATGATATCTGGTCTTCGATTATTGCAAACGATGGATCAGTTCAACATCTTACTTGGATGGATGATTGGACAAAAGATGTATTTAAAACATCTATGGAAATAGATCAGCGTTGGGTAATTCAACACGCTGCCGATAGACAGCAATATATAGATCAAGCACAATCTGTTAATCTATTCTTTAGACCAGATAGCAACATTAAGTATATACATGCTGTTCACTTTCAAGCGTGGAAGCAAGGACTAAAGACACTATACTATTGCCGTTCTGAAAAGATTGGTAAGGCAGATAAGATATCAAAGAAAATAGAGCGACAAGTCATGGAAGAGATTGACTTGAAAGCATTGGCAACAGAAGAAGTTTGTTTAGCGTGCGAAGGTTAAATATGGCATACTCAAATAAAGTAATCGATCATTATGAAAATCCCAGGAACGTTGGATCTTTTGACAAGAGTGATACTGATATTGGTACTGGTATGGTTGGCGCACCTGCTTGCGGAGATGTGATGAAATTACAGATAAAGGTTGACAATGTTACAGGTATTATTACAGATGCGAAATTTAAAACGTATGGCTGCGGATCGGCTATTGCGAGTTCGAGCCTCATTACAGAATGGGTCAAAGGAAAAACACTTGACGAAGCCGGATCAATCAAAAACTCCGAAATCGCCGAAGAACTAGCATTGCCTCCTGTTAAAATTCACTGTTCAATACTTGCGGAAGATGCAATCAAAGCGGCAGTAGAAGACTATAGAAAAAACCATGATTTTGCTTACTGAAAAAGCACGCGAGAAAATTAAAACTCAACTTCAAAAACGCGGCAAAGGGGTTGGAATTCAATTGGGCGTGAAGACTACTGGTTGCAGTGGACTTGCATACACATTAGAATATGTTGATAATTATAATTATGATAATACCTGTATTAATTATGGACAGCAAGACTTTGTTATTCTTGTTAATAAAAAAAATGATGTGTATCTAAATGGACTAACAATGGATTGGGTTCGAAATGGACTCAACGAAGGTTTTGATTTCAAAAATCCAAATGAACGTGACCGTTGTGGTTGCGGAGAAAGTTTTCGAGTATGATAACAATAACAGAATCAGCAAAAGCAAAGATATTAGATCTTTTCGCAGAAGAGGGTAATCCTGATTTAAAACTAAGAACATTTGTGCAGGGTGGGGGATGTTCTGGATTTAGTTATGGATTTACCTTTGATGAAATAATGAACGAAGATGATTTCGAGGTGCCTTTGGGCGATTGTAAAGTTTTAATTGATGCAATGAGTATGCAGTATTTGCAAGGTGCAAGTATAGATTACAAGGAAGATCTACAGGGATCTGAATTTAAAATAACAAATCCAAATGCGCAATCAACTTGCGGATGTGGCTCTTCATTTTCGATTTAACGGAGAATAAATAAATGGAAAAAATAATTAGATTTACAGCATCATGGTGCCAACCATGTAAAGCAATGGCAAGTATACTTGAAGAAATTGATACCAATATTCCCATTGAAGTTGTGGATATTGATGCACAACAAGATGTTGCAATTGAATATGGCATTCGCGGAGTTCCAACCCTTGTTAAGATTGACAATAATGGCAATGTTGCAGGTAGAATGGTTGGCGTTAAAGCTAAAAATTTAGTAGAAGAGTTCCTTAATGATTAAAAAGACCAAATCGAATCTTACAGATACCCGAGATTCATTTAAACCATTTAATTATCCATGGGCATATGATGCCTGGTTGAAGCATGAACAATCGCATTGGATGCATACAGAAGTACCAATGGTAGAAGATGTTAAAGATTGGAAAAAGAAGTTAAATGCAGAAGAAAAACAATTCTTAACACACATCTTTAGATTCTTTACTCAAGGCGATATTGATGTTGCCGGTGGATATGTTAATAATTATCTTCCATATTTTCCACAACCTGAAGTGCGAATGATGCTATTGGGATTTGCAGCACGCGAAGCTCTACACATTGCAGCATATTCACATTTGATTGAGACATTAGGATTGCCTGAGACAATGTATAATGAGTTCTTAGCTTATGCGGAAATGAAAGCTAAGCATGATTATGTTTTAAATATATCTCAACAAAATACTACAAAAGAAAACACAGCAAAACATATTGCTATCTTCTCAGCATTTACAGAAGGTATGCAGTTGTTTAGCTCTTTTATTATGTTGTTAAATTTTCCTCGCCATGGTAAGATGAAGGGAATGGGTCAAATTGTTACTTGGTCTATTGTAGATGAGACTCAACACTGCGAAGGAATGATTAAGTTATTTAGAACATATATACAAGAGAATAATGAGATTTGGAACGATGAATTAAAAGGCGAATTGTATACAATTGCTGAACAAATGGTTCTACTTGAAGATAGGTTTATTGATCTAGCTTTTGCGATGGGAGCTATGGAAAATTTATCAGCAGCCGATGTTAAGCAATATATTCGCTATATCACTGATCGTCGACTTATTAGTCTTGGGCTTAAGGGTATTATGAAAGTTAAAAAGAATCCTTTACCGTGGGTTGAAGAAATGATTAACGCACCTATTCACACAAACTTCTTTGAGAATAGAGCGACCGATTATGCTAAAGCTGCGCAAACTGGTTCTTGGGAAGATGTGTGGGCAAAATGAAATCATTTAAAGAAGTGATGGCACCTAGGCATTATGCTGATGGTGCCTTAATATCAGCAAAACTACCACCTGCTTATGAAAAAGCTAAAGGTGATAAGAATTGTGCCAACTGCGGTGCGTATGTACCTGGCACAAAGTATTGTAAAACTTGGGATGCTAAAGTGCGTCCAGAATATTATTGTAAAAAATGGGTGAAGATAGAAAAATAACCTTTACTGAAAAACGTAGAGAGATTTGTAACGACTGTGAACACCTTACTACCATGATTGGTGTTAAGGTATGTGAAGCATGTGGATGTTCTATATGGGCAAAGACAATGTTACCTATTGCAAAATGTCCTAAAGGAAAATGGGATGCCGAATAAATTTGATTATGCGCATATGATTGTCGCTGAGACCTATGCTAAATTATCATCCGCTAAACGATTACAGGTTGGTGCTGTTGTTGAGAAAGACAATAGAATTATATCTATTGGATATAACGGTACTCCTGCTGGCTGGGATAATACTTGCGAAGATACATTTGAAGAACATTCAACGTATATAATTGACCCAGGAGGCCCTGAGTACCCCACAACTATTATTAGTACAAATACAAAGCCAGAAGTTATCCATGCTGAAATGAATGCTATTGGTAAATTGGCACAGTCCAATGAATCAGGAGCAAATGCTACAATGTATATTACCCATGCACCTTGTTTTGATTGTGCAAAGCTTATACATATAGCAGGCATTAAAAAAGTATTCTATAGAAATAGCTATAGAAATAATGATGGTATAGAATTTTTAAATAAATGTAACATTGAAGTGGAGAAAATATGAGTGCAAATAAAAAAATTGGAATTACTTGTTCTACTTTTGATCTGTTCCATGCAGGTCATGTAATTATGTTGGAAGAAGCAAAGCGTCAATGCGATTATCTAATTGCAGCGATTCAAGTTGATCCAACACTAGATAGACAAACTAAAAACAAACCTGTTCAGTCTATTATTGAAAGACAGATTCAGGTATCAGCGTGCAAGCATGTTGATGAGATTATAGTATATTCTACAGAAAAAGAACTTGAAGATATCTTCATGGCTTTACCTATTGATGTTCGCATCTTGGGGGAGGAATATAAAGATACAGAATATACCGGCAAAGAGATTTGCATGAAACGCGGAATAGAATTATATTTTAACAAACGAGATCACTTCTTCAGCTCATCTGATTTACGTCAGCGAGTATTTGACGCAGAAGCTAAGAAAAGAGGAGCACAATGGCAAGAAAAATCTTCGAATGCGTCGAATGCGATGCAGTCTTCAAGATAAGTCATTCACTTGACGAAGACTATTACACAGTAACTAACTGTCCTTTCTGCGGTGCAGAGATAGAGGATAAAGAAGAGGATGACGAAGACTTGTCCTAAATGCGGTACTGCTCATAACAAGCCCGGAACTTTCTGTTCTCGGGCTTGTGCCAATTCCAGACAATGGAATGAAGAGCAAAAGAAAGTCTTTTCAGAAAAGCAAGCAGCCTATATGGCCAGCGAGGAATCTGAAGAGCATAGATATAAGAAATCTATACAAACTCAAATGCTACGAAAAGCTGGCATTATGGGTACCGGCGAACTAGCTGAAGACGCCGAAGATATAATGACAAATCCCGATGATTACTTCTTTGTGCCGCCAAGGGATGAGGGTGACAATTTTTCCGACGGAAACGACTATTGGGAAGCTGTATAAATACTAATTTAATATTGGTATTTAGATGTGGTTATATAAAGAAAAGCCCTTAGAAACTGTTCCTGACGACGCTTATGGTTATGTGTACTTGATTACTAATACTGCCACGAATCGCAAGTATATAGGTAAAAAGTTGTTTTGGTTCCGTAGAACAAAAGTAGTTAAGGGTAAGAAGAAAAGATTAAAAGTTGAGTCAGATTGGAAAGATTATTGGTCTTCATCTGATGAGGTTAAAGCTGATGTAGAGAAACATGGCGCGGATAGTTTTATCAGAGAGATACTGCATATATGCCCTAACAAGGGATTATGTAATTACTTAGAAGCAAGAGAACAAATGGATAGACGAGTTTTAGAGACAGAAGATTACTATAATGGACAGGTTCAATGCCGTGTCCACAAAACTCATATCAAGAATTTAAAGGCATGAAATGCAATTAACCGGAATGTCCTTGTTAGGCGGAATGCAATTCATTAAAGAATATGAATCACCTCCTACATTAGCAGGCAGTTTGTCATTCAATGGAACAACTGCAACTATGACAATGTCTCCGGGCATTTATCCAAGCACAGGTGCATTTACAATAGAGGGCTGGTTCTATAATAATTCAAGCTTAGCAAACGTGGGGATATTAGGTACAGATCAAACCGATGGTCTAAGTTTATTTACTGTAGATGATACCACAATTACTTTAGACAGATATGGCGGCGGCGGACAGATAAGTTATATATGGGATACGTCCACAATAAAAACAAATACATGGCAATACATAGTTTTGAATCGAGATATAGACGGAGCAGAAACTATGTGGATTGGAGATTACGGATCATCTTTTGCGTATAGAGCATCCGAAGCCGCAGGCGGAACACCTATTAATCAGGGTATAGTAACAGATACATACGATTGGGGTATTTCAGATTATATTGGCAATTACTATGGTGGATATTTCCCTGGCAACATGACCAACATGAGGATTACTGTGGGTGATGCAAAATATAATAGTATGTCATCTAC